AAATTTATTTACCGTTATATCATCCATTTTCTCCAATTAGTCCTGAATCTTTTACGCCATTATTATTTAATTCATTGCAATTATGGATGGATGCCAGTAATATATCATCAATTGTAAAAACGAATAATAATGTAACACGATGGAATGATTTATCATATAATAATAATCGTGCAAGTACTAATGTAAATTTTAATCCAATTACAACAGGAGTACAAAATAATCTACGTACATTAATCTGTGATGGTAGTGTGATGGATTTTATTAATCCGAATATATTATTAAATGCAGCAAGTGCAACATTAATGTTTTTAATTTATTCACCACCGGGTGTTGCAGAACCAGACGTAGGCAGTGGTTCACCATTTTCTAGTAAGACATTTGGTGAATGGTTTCCTTTTTATGGTGGAGATGTTGCTACTGTATTTGGTATATCTTATAATGTGTTTGGACCATTACCAACAGGATGGTTAATTTATACAGCAGTTGCATCAATAATAAATAATATAACAAAATTTTACATTAATGGAATTTTAGTCGCTTCATTTCCTTACAATGATGTGGCATTCACTGATGGATTTCAAATTGGATCTTCTAATACTGAAGTCAGTGCTCCCTTAAGAGCAACATTAACAGAAATGTTAGTTTTTAATGCAGAATTAACTGATAATCAACGAATATTAATGGAAGGTTATCTTGCAAACAAATGGGGTGTTACAGATTTATTACCTATTTCTAATCCGTATGTGTCTCATCCTCCAAATATGAATGATTATAACAATTTAAATGATAGTAATCTTGTAATGAATTTAGATGCAAGTAGTAATGGTAATTTTACATTTGATGAAAATAATAATATCTTAACATGGAATGATATTTCATCAAGTAATAATTCACTACAAACTATAGACGGATCACCAATACTACAAACAAATCCAAGTAATAATTTAACTGGTGTATATTTTAATAATAATGAAAATATGATACCAATTTTACCAATAGCTACACAAGCTGTATTATACGACAGTAATGAATTTAGTATATTTACTGTAGCATATATAAATTCTATAAATGGTGCTGCTAACGTTCTAATTCAGAGTTTGGAAATAACTCCAACAACAGGGTATTCAATACAAATGAATCCAAAGTTAGATTTATTTAATGAACAAATCGGAATTATGGATGTTCTTGGAGATGAAACACATCCCCAATATACTTATGTTTCATATGCGGTTTTATCTGATCAATTTTCAAACGGTATACAAAATATGAATATGAATACAGTGGTATATAATAATAATACATTTATATATGAATCAGATTTTTCAGTATATATCAATGGTAATAATCAAATAGTAGGTAATACTATACCAGTAGATCGTAGATTTGGAACTAATTTTTGTATAGGAGGTATACCCAATGCTTCTGGTGCAAATATGCATGGTTATATTCATAAAATATTAGTGTATAAGACTAAATTAGATCTAATATCTAGAATAAAAATAGAGGCGAGTCTTGCAATAAATTGGAATATACCAACATCAAATCCATATGTACCCATTGCAAATATAAATGCCTATAAAGGAATTAGAACATTATTTAATATTATATTAGATAATTGGTCATATCCAAGTGTAACACAAGTATATATTGGATATAATACATCAAATGAAAATTTAGATAATTTAATAAATCTTGGTCCTGTTACAATTAGTCAGTTAAATAATTATTATTATGTTACAAGTTCAGTTGTATTTAATTCTTCAAATATATATTATTTTCATGTATTAGATCAAGATAATGAAGAATATACCGTTCCATCTAAAAAAATAAATGTATCAAATTTAATTGTAAATACAGCATCAACGGTGAATATTATTGAAGATACGCCATTCAATGTAAATTTAAATAATTGGTCAACAATAGTAAATACAATTGGAGTATATTCAAGTCAAATAACTAATTTTAATTTATCTATTGGTATTTCAACAACAGATCCATCACCTGTATTTGTTACAAATATTCCAATTACATATGTAGATAATAATTATATTCTAGAAGTCCCAGGATTAGTTGATGTAGATGATAAATATTTATATTTTACTAAAACAGTAAATAGTGTATTAATATCAATACCTCCAATTTTAATATCATATTCAAATTTATTTATGGCATATTTTAATTTATCAATGGAAATTGATCGTAATTATGGGATATTAAATGAAAATGAAACATATAATTTAACAATATCATCACCTATAAATCCATTTAATTCAAAATATCCTAGTGTATATTTATATTATTCAACAATACCAAATGCAATATTAGAAGATCTTACATTATTTGAATATATAGTAGTATCTGATAATAGTATAACATTTACCATAAATCAAACAGAAAGTGTAATTTATTTTTATATATCAACAGATGTAAATTTTAGTGGATATACTGCATCAGTGGGTCCAATTCATTTTATTAATCCAACAACATTATCATCCAATTTAGATATATATGATGCAAATACAAATACAGGAAATATTTTATTAACAGGATGGTCACCTTATTTTAGAGAAATAACTAATTTAAATGTTTCATTAGAATCTGATACAGATTATAGTAGACAAACATTATATAAAACATTATTAACTAAAACATTTAAACCAACTAATATTTCAAATTTAAATCTATGGTTAGATGCAAGTACTATAAATAATTTTATATTTGATAATTCTAATTATATATCTCAATGGACAGATAATAGTATGAATAATAATAATGCAACAACATCATCCTTTCCAATATATAATTCTATTAATAAAGGAGTAAATTTTAGTGGTGGTAATTATTTAAATTTACCTAATGGTACTATACCATATAATGACGAAAATTATCATATATTTATAGTATTAACTCCGAGTAATACAACTAATAATGTACAATTTATATTAGGTTCAATGGATAATACAGATACACCAACAACAAATGAAACAAATACATTTTTTATATCAAATAATTTATATATTCAATCATGGAATAATGGAATCGATTTACAAAGTTTAAATTATACACCAAGTGAAAAACAAATAGTATCATTTGAATATTTGAGTCAAAGTGGAAGATCAACATATATTAATACTGTATTATCAGGAACAGATAATCAAGTATCAAATGAAAGTAGTATGTATAATAATATGATAGGAGGGATATTAAATAATATGACATTTGATAATTTAATTCATGAAATAATTATATATAATACTAAATTAACAACACTTGAAAAACAAAAAGTCGAAAATTATTTGAATAACAAATGGTTAATATAAAATATATAAAATTATTAATAAATTTTATATATTTATAAGTAAAGAGTATGAATTCAACTAATATATGGGATACAATTAAAAAATTAAAAAATAAACCACAAAAATTATCTGTTATAGAAATGATAACAAATATAAATACTCAGGGAAATAAAAATAAATTATCATATGATAGAATACCATCAAAATATGGTTATTTACCAGAAACAAGTAATATAAAATATATGAGACCAAAAAAAACAATTCCAAATTATTTAGGATCATCCGCGAGAAAAAAAGTAGAACCAATTCTTAAATTAATTAATTATTCAAATAATACATTTCAAACAGATTTTACAAATAATTCTATTGTAACAAAAATAGATAATTCTATTATAACAAAAATAGATAATCTTGTTACAGATACTACTCCACCAGTAGTAATTGTAGGATTAGATCATTATAATGATGGATCATCAACATATATTATTACATTATATAATTGGTCATCATATTCATCAATTACAACATTAGATATATGGGTTTCTAACAGCAGTGATTATTCTAATAGTGTATATCTAAAAACAACAGATATAATAGAAAATAATGATGGAGTTTATACAACAACATTTACACATATATTTACAAATAATTATTCATGGATAACATTAATAAATACAGATCCAGTAATAAATACAGATCTAGTAATAAATTTACAAGTAACACAACCAATTACAAATAATCCTAATTTTTCATTTTCATTAGATAATATATTACATACAGGATTATATAATATAATATTAGATAATTGGAAAGAGGTATACACTAATAATATACAAGGGTTATATGTATTCGCACATATTAATAGTGATTATAGTGATATTCCAATTCAAATTGCCTATATTAATACTTCATTAATAGTAAATAATAGTGGAATATATTCTATTCCATTAAATTTTAAATTTTATATTGATAGAAATTATTATTTAAGCGTAAGTGATACAAGTGACTTTAGTGGAATATTTAATGTTGAATTAACTAATAATATTAATGCATTAACAATAACCGCGACAATATCACCATCATATGGATTTATAAATAATGATAATGTATTTACAATTACTTTATCTAATAATGAATCATATGATTTAACAGAATATTTAGTATCTTGGAATATATTTAATGCAGATAATCCAGACGGTTATAATGCAACATTAATTACATCTTCTACACTTAATAATAATCAAACGTTAATATTTACATATAATCCAGAAAATTTATCATCTGTATATTTTTGTATTGGTAATACTTCTATTATTACACCACCAGGATTTATATCTACTAATATATCTGAATATATATTAGATGAATCAGAATATGATTTAAATCAATTATATAAATCATATCATAATATAAACTTTATACCAAATCAATTAGTAATATCAGATAAAATATCTAAAAAATTAGAATTATCAGTAATTGAACCAAAATTTAAAATTTTACCAAAAATATAAAATATTAAATTATAATTTCTAATTTAATTTAATTGATATATATTAATGTTAACAATATCTATATCATCATCTTCTTTAACTACTCCAATAAATCAAGATAATATAATTACAGTTACCATTTTTGATTCAAACAATACAGGAATATCAGGAGAATCAGTAATCTTGATTGATAATAATAATGTAACTTATGATAATCCAACAGATAATTCAGACGGAACGTATACCTTTACAGTAACGAGTACAATTGCAGAATTATTAACGTATACTGCATATGATGGAAATTTGACAAGTAATACTATTAATATAACTTTTACAACAATAACACCTCTAAGTATAATTATTAATCCCCCAATACCTTTGTTGGATATATCATTTAATATCTTTCAAGAACCAAAAAATGAATTTAATATTCCATTGAGAATACCCGGTTTACAAGGATGGTATGATACATATGATGAAATATATATTATAAATTCTAATAATAATGTATCAAATTGGCAGGATAAATCTGGTTATAATAATCATGCAGTAGTTAATGATCTAAATAATAGTCCAGTATTACAATCAAATAAAAGTATTTATTTTAATGGATCACAATATTTTAATTTACCTAATAATACATTACCCAATAATGATAGTTCATATACAATAATTTCTGTATTTACTAATATTGTATCTGGTAGTATAATTACTGGAGGTAATTGTAATATTAAAAATGGAGTAAATTCATTAGATATATTATCTGAATTAAATAAAGTATCAAATGGATGGTCATCAAATGATATTCAATCAAGCATGATATATAATTCAGATATTAATATTGTATATACCGATTATTTATCTGGTGGAAATCGTAATTTAATTTTAAATGTACAAAATGTAAATACAGATCAACCCAATACAAGAGTACAAACAAATACAAATAATACAATTGGTTATTCAACCGAAAATGGATATTTAAATGGATACTTAAATGAAATTTTAATTTTTAATAGAGTATTAACAACTGATCAAAAACAATTAGTAGAAGGATATTTAACATGGAAATGGAATATTACAGGATATTTGCCATGGAGTCATCCCTATAAATTTAAACAACCATCAATGATTCCTGAATATGTAAATGATCCATTATCATATAATAATATTGTATCTTGGTATGATTTATCTGATATTAATGGTGTAAGTTTAACCGTTAATAATACAGTAAATACTATTTACGATAAAAATAATAACACGCATGATTTGTATATTACAAGTGATACATTACCAAAATTTATATTTAATCAAGGACTTTTATTAGATGGTACAATGCATTATATGAATGATGAATTTGTACAAAATTTAGATGAATTTACTATTTATATTGTATTTAATGAAATAACACCAGAAAATAATGCTGGTATAATAAGTTTTATTTCAGATACAAATCTTGAGAGTATGAGTTTTAATACAGGAACTTTTCTAAATAATTTTAATATTGAAAATTCAAATATAAATATAACACCAACAAATACAAATAATAATACAAATATTTATGCAATTACATGTGCATCTAATATAATTAATATTTATTATAATGGTATATTAAATGGAACACAAACAATTACAGCAACAAATGGATCTTCAACAAAATTTATAATAGGATCACGGTTTATAAATAATTTACCAACAAATGGTTTAATTGGACATATTAAAGAAATTATAATTTATTCTAAATTACAATCAACAAGTATTAGACAAGAATTAGAAGGATACCTTGCATGGAAATGGCAAAATAATTTACCATGCAATCATCCTTATAAATATATACCTTATGGTATAACTAATAAATTATTATCTCCAATTAATTTAAATGATGGTATCAAACCAGATATGTGGTTAGATAGTAATGATTTATTATGGAAAGATAAATCGTTTAATCAATATAATATGACACATACTAGTACTAATATTGATTCTACTAAAATACCAAATATGAATAGTATCTTGTTCACTGGAGATGAAAAATATTTAATAAATAATTATGCAATAAATACATCCTATTATTCAATTGCAAGTGTATTTTATATGGATTCTGATATAATTACAAATGGAAGATTATTATCTTATAATAACACAGGAGAGAATGATTATGATAATACATCATCAATTGGTATAGGTAATTTTAATACAAATCAAATTTGTTTATATTATAACAATACAAATTCAACTCCAATTACAATAATATCAAATTCATTTAATATTATAATTTATATTTTAGATGGATCTACTGGTAGTCTATATGGATATTTAAATGGAATGTTAGTATCAACAGATAATTTAAATATAACAATAAATACTTCTATGTTAAATATTGGTTATCAATGGAAAGGATATATAAACGAGATTTTATTATATCAAAATACTTTAAAATGCAATGATCGACAAATATTAGAAGGTTATCTTGCATGGAAATGGCAAATAAATTCATTACTACCCTATAATCATCCTTATTCTAATTTATTACCAATTATAACAACACCATCATTTCAACCTACAGATATACAAAATTTAGATATTTGGAATGATGCATACAGTTTAATAAATAAAAATGATGGTGATACAATTTCAATCTGGTATAATAGTAATCCAAATTCATTTTATCAAGGTAATTGTAATAATACGAATCCAGTATTTTCTAGATTTGGATTTAATGGTCAACCAACTGTATCATATTCATCTAATAATTATACAGTATTACAAAATTCAAATAACGATGATATATATCAAACACCACAATGGACATTTATGAGCATTTCTCGATATACAGAAGGTGATAATAAAAAAGTTTTTTCATCATATGGTAATAATTTAATAATAGGATATGATAATAGTTATAAAAATGTATTATATCTAAATGATCAATGGTTAAATTATCCGGAAAATCTAGAAACTCCTAATGATACTAAATGGGATAATTATATTTGGATTAAAAATTCAGATAATAGTTTTCAATTTAGTAATTATGATTTAAATTTAAATCATAACAATAAAACTACTAGTAATACATTAACTGGTCTATCATATAATTATGATGAAGGAAGTGATTGTCAAATTTCAGAAGTATTAGTGTATTCTCAAGCATTACCTTTATATTATGTACAAAAGTTACAAGGATATTTAGCATGGAAATGGGGATTACAATTTAATTTATCAAATAACCATCCTTATAAATACACACCCCCTCAAAAAGATGAAACTGTATTTACCCTTAATTTAATTGGATGGAATTCTGCTATAATAATAAATAGATTATATATATTTGATACAATATCTGGTAATTTATTAACAACAACAACTAATTTTTATGGTAATGATTTTATTGGATATTTCAGTGTATTTGCATATAGATTTATAAACTCTCAAAATTATTTAACAATTTCTGATACAGATGATATGTCTGGAAAACTTAATTATAAAATACCTACACCGCTTGTAATAACACCTATATTAATATTAAATGTAACTGTAACGGATAGAGTAAATAACTGGGTATATAATAATGTAGCAAAAACATTTTCTTTTAACTTAGTATCATATCATCAAGGACATATTGTAAATTATACTGATTATTATTCAAAAATATATGTTTATTATTCAAATGATACTAATTATACTAATTTAAAATCAACAAATATTACAAATATTACATTAATAAATAATGTAATTACTTTTACTTTTAATCCAACGATACTATCATCTCCAATTTACTTTTATTTCAGTTTTAATTTAAATCCTATGCATTTAAATACAGAAAATAGTACAATTTCTTCAATTTATGTACCTTTTGATAGAGCGTTATTATCATGTACTTTAGATCATTATCCATATTATAATAATTTTACAATACAGACTAATTTCCCATCTCAAATAAATTTTAATGATAATTCTACATTATTTGTATATTATAGCAAAAATGATCCAACCTATTCTAATAATGTATATGCCAATCAAATATATGGTACTAATGTTAATCTTAATAATTATAATTCAGGATCTTTTAATATATCATTTCCTTTACCAGATATTGGAAAATACTATTTAACTATATCTAATAAACCAAATGGATCACCTAGAACCATCAATGATATTAATATAAATATACTGTCACCAATTACAGTCAATTTAGTAAATATTGTATTAAATAAATTTTATGGATTTTATCAAATAAATAATTATGTTGCAAATATTGGTCCATACAATGGTAATGCATATCCATTTAGAAGTATTCGAATATTTTATAGTACAATAATTCCAACATCAGATCACGATTTAATTGAATTGGAGGGTAGTCCTTTTATAATTCTAACAAATGATGGAATTAATACATGTGATTTTTATTTTAATAATACAACATTACAATTATCATCAGTTTATTTTAATTTTACATCAAATGTAGATCAAGTACCTCCATTAGATTCATTTACAACATCTGATGTTATTACTTTCTATGATGAAACAACATTATCATAATAATTCATCAAATTAAATTTTGATTGAATATTTATAGAATCAAATAAAAATTCTTTATATTAAATTAATTAAAAAACATATTTAAATAATTTAATCTAATATTAATTCAATGGGAACTAATATTAGACAAAATTTAACTTCAAATAATTATTTTATAAGAGGAGTTAATAAGATTTATATTGATTGCACTGAGAATTTATATCTAAAATCTTATACTAATTGTAAAAACCTGGAGTTAATATATAATAATACACAAATAAATAAAAGTTTAACAGATATTATATTAGATAATAATGAAATATTAATTAATGGAATTGTATTTAACTCAAATACAAAATATATTGGATTACCACGTATAACCCCATTCCGATATTTTAATACTGGATTTTGGAAAACAAAAAATAATAATTTAAATGTATCTGATACTATTAATGATATTTTTGTAGATTATCCTATTAATTTATTAGGACCAAATAAAATAATAATAGAATCAGGAGAACCACAAATAGTTAAATCAAAATATAAAACTCAAATATTAAATGTATTTGATAATCAAGAATATGAATTACAATTTGAGATAAATGCACCAATTTTTGATGATCACGAAAATTTTCAAGTATATTTGATACCAATTACATCAAAAGCGAATAGAATGTTTTGTGTAAATAATAATATAATATATGATAAAAATACAATACAATATAATATTAAATTTAATACATCAATCTTTTTTGATTCAAGATATAATTTTATAGATAATAATTATTTTATAGCATTACAATCAAATATAACAAATAAAATATATTTATCTAATCCTTCAAAATATATATTTATAACAAAAATAAAACAATTTAAATTAATAGATTTTAAATTACATCTTAATGATTTATCATACCAAACAAGTAAAAATAAAGAATTATTAATAAATTTCATGGTAAAAGGATTAGAAGAAAATTCAAAATTTAAAATAAAAATAAGAGAATTAAACAATAATGTACCACTATATTACTCACCAGATATTTTATTTATTGGTGAGATAATATATTATCAAAATATAGTAATTCCAGAAAATATAAATAATAATGAATACACGGTTGAATTAGAATATAATAATAATACTATTTGTGACTTAATTTCTAATATATGTGTTGATATTGATTATAATACAAAAGTAAATATATTAAATATAGATGAAATTTCAAATATAACTATAAATGATACAAATGCATCAACAGTAAAATTATATTTTGAAGAAAAATATATATCATCAGTGGTTAATATATCATTAAATAATATTTTTATAAAAAATGATATTATAACAAAAGATAATTATAATAATTATTCATTTTCATTTATTCCTCAAAGTGATATTTTTAGAGAGGGTATATATAATATTAGGGTACAAACGAGTGGACAAAATAAATATTTTGCAAAAAGTACAGAAACAATAAAAATTTCATTAAATGAGAATAATCAAAATTTAACTATAAAACCAAATTTTGGATATAAATATGTTCCATATTCTGCACATCCAAATTATAAAACAATAAAATCAAATAATAAAATATTTATAATACCAGAGGGAGTATCAAAATTAGATATTAATATAATTCATAATAAAAAAAATTATACTGGTAAAATTCCAGTAAAAAGTAATTCAATTGTATTAATTAAATCAGATAATAAATTAAATTTTTCAATTGATAATGAATTAATATTTAATCTTGGATTAAATGAAGAAATAAATGAAAAAAAAATAGAAGAATTAGAATTAACTCAGACCAATCAAAATAATTCAATTACAGTAAATTACGTAACAGATGATAATTATAAATTATATTTAAATAATGTATCTGATATTAAAAAAGGAGATTTTATTCGTATTTATAGTGCAAATAATGAAAATGGTAAAAATATAAAATTTTATAAATTAACTCAAATTGAGTATAATGAAAAAGATGGATATTATATAATAATATTAAATAAATCATCATTTGATTTTATTGGGAAAATATATTTTTATGTAAAATTACAAGATAATTCAAATCCAATTTATGTAGGATTAATATCAATTATAGACTATCCATTAATATTTTCATTAAATATTAAAAATAATTCAATAAAAATGAATACAATTACATATGCAAAAATTACAATAAATAATTATTCAATAATTAGTGATATTCCAATCGGATATTTTGATATATATTTAGTAAATGATATTTATGGAAATTCACCAATATATTTAACAAAAGTATCAAATAGTTCCGTTTTAGATTTTTCATTTGTTTTTGTTAATAAAGACATTCAGGATAAATATTTCATGATTTACGCTAGAAATGATAAATTTATTATAAATAAGATAATAAATATTCCTATTAAAATAATAGAAGATGATACATATTCAATGACAGTAAATGAAGTAATTGAAAAAACAACAGAAACAATAGCATTAACAAGTTTTACAAAATTAAAAGCAACAACAGAAGCAAAAACAATTATTGGTGTATATACAATATTCGATAATCCTCCAAATAAAATTACACCCTCATATTTTTTACAACAATATGGACTATATACATATACGAGTGTTGAAACATTGGGATCTCAATATGAAAATTATACAGGATATTTAATTTTACAGACAGATCCATTATCAAATTCAATCTCACAATCATATACAACATTAGATTCATTTATAACATATCTATTAGGTCAACTTGCGAATAAGACAATTAATGTAATTAATGTGCCACAAATATTTAAATCATCATATGTTACAAGTGATTTTATATCAACAACACATACGTTTGAATATTATAATAACATAATTTTTAACAATCAGTTAATTAACATTCAAAGTTCATTATGTTCTCAAGTTATTCAAAATACTCAATTAATTTCAAACATTACAACGATTAAAAATAATTTTTTTCAAGCATATAACGATCAAATTAGAAATTATACTGGTCAAAATGAGATTAATAATCAGATTAATACAATTTCAACATTAACAAGTACTGCACCAAGATATTCATGGATTGAAGATTTAGGTCATTACATAGGTCAATATTATGAATTATCAATAAATAATGTTACAATTGAAAAAATAACATCTGATTGGATGAATGTTTGGAATGAAATTAATTTACCAGTAGGACATAAAGATGGATATAATAAAATGATTGGTAATACAGATAAATTAACTAATTTTTCATCAAATACAATACCTGCAACACAAATTAAGATACCATTAAAATTTTATTTCAATAGATATAAAAATACTGGAATGAGTATACCGATGATAAGTTTATTACATTCAGATGTTAAATTAACATTACAATTAGAACAATTATTAAATTTAATTATTACAGATCCATTAACAAAGATTACAACGTCTGCAAGACCAAAATTAAAATTATATTTAACATATGTATATCTAGATAATGAAGAACGAAAACTATTTGCACAAAGCAAACATGAATATTTAATTGAACAAGAAAATTATCGTAATTATTTTCATAATGGTACATCATTTAAGACTAAAATAAATTTAATGCAACCTGTAAAAGATTTATTTTGGATGGCACAACCATTAACAAATATTGCAAATAAACAATATTTTAATTATACAAAATCAAAGTTTTACAGATCACTTAAAAATTATGATAGATATGATGAAGATAATCCAGTTACTGAATTATCAAAAAAAGTATATAAATATTTATATGAAAAATTTCCAAAAATAGAATATATATCATTATATAACAATAATGCAATTAAAAAAGCACCATTACCAGATTATTCTGCAATTACAGAATCAACATTACTATTAAATGGTCAAAAACGTTTTGATGAGAATATAGATGCAACAACATTAAGAAATTTTTATAGATATAATAATATACCAGTATCTGGTATTCATGTATATCCGTTTGCATTATATCCAAATGAATATCAACCATCAGGATCATGTAATTTCTCAGAATTAGGCGATGCATTTTTTTCGTTAACAACAGATCCTGGGGAATATTCGATTAAAGTTATTGCAAGAAATTATAATTTACTAAGAATTATGGGTGGTCAAGCAGGATTAGCATTTGAGTTATAAATGTTAATTGTGATTGGTAAAGCAGGATTAGCATTTGAGTTATAAATGTTAATTGTGATTGGTAAAGCAGGATTAGAGTTATAATTTTTTTAAAATAATTAATTAATTATTTTAGATAAAGAAAAAAAGTAATTAATAATATGGTAAACGGTCAAATACAGTTGGTTGCATATGGCGAGCAAGATATTTATTTAACTAGCAAACCAGAAATAACATTTTTTCATGCATCATATCAACGACACAGTAATTTTTCTCGAGAATCAATGCCTCAATTATTTAATTTAAAACCAAATTTTGGTAATCGAGTTACATCAATTTTATCGAAAAATGGTGATATGATAGGCAATACATATTTATATGTAGAATTACCTGCAATTCCTTCGTCTTTTAATGGTGTTAATGTTTATGTTGCATGGAGTAGAAAAATTGGTCTTGCATTAATAAATAGAGTAGAGTTAGAAATAGGAGGGAGAATTATAGATAGACAATATGGAGATTGGATGAATATTTGGTTTGAATTAACAGATATGAAAAATATAGAAAAAATGATTGGCGATACTCCTGATATGTATGAATTTACATTAGGCAAGGCATCTAAAATAGTATATATTCCATTATTATTTTCATATTGCAGAGATTTTCTTCCATTACCAATTTTAGCAATGTATCATTCAGATATTAAAATTCACGTTGAATTTAATCCATTAAATCAATGTTTATTATATGGTCCAACTCATAGTATACAAATAAATAAGAATGTAATAAATTTTAATTTTGGTGAATATATTTATCAACAACAAGGAAACAGTATAGTATATATGAAATATTTATCATTTGATCCGTTAACTCAATTATTATCATATTTAAAAATAGATAATAATAGTTCATTTATTACATCTGGAGGAGTAAATGGTAGTATAACTGGTGTTGATACAAATTATCAAACAAGTATTATTGGTACAGAAACAACATATATTAGTAAATCTTCAACAATCAGTTTTTTAAATAATTTAACGATTAGTGATAGTTTTCTGTATGTTGAATATTATTTTTTAGGTGATGATGAAAAATTAAAAGTTTCACGAGCAACAATAAATATATTATTTGAATATTTACAATCTGATAGTGAGAGATTATTATATAATAGTGCAAATATGATTAATCTTGGATTTATTCATCCAACAAAAGAATTATTTTTTAGAACACAATCTGACATTTTAGTATTAGGTGGTTTACGTGATATATTTAACTATACAGATGGTATATTACCAACATCAAAATCATATATATTACAAGCTCAATTAATATTAAATGGCAAAGATCGTATATCTATGAGACCTTCTAATTATTTTGAATTATTAGAAGTATTAAGAGGTCATACAAGAACACCATCGCCTGGTGTTATGGTTTTTTCATTTGCATTTGCACCTGAACAATATCAACCATCAGGATCATGTAATTTTAGTAGAATTGATAATATTGCATTACAATTAATTTTAAGTCGTGCAGTATCGTATAGTAATCCTGCTAGATTAAGAACATATGGATTATCATATAATGTATTAAGAATTGATAATGGTAGAACTCGAGTAGTATTTGATAATTAAAATATTATACTAATATATAATGAATTATTTAGTAATTAGCGCTCTAATTTGTTTTGTAATTGCAATTTCATTAACTGTATCTATTCCTGGTTCTAAACAAAAAAATTTAGAAAATGACAAGGAAACATATGATATAAAAACAATGGAAATATCTTCATATATATTTTATGCAATTGGTGGTATATTAGTGTTATCTGAAATTATTCCATATTTTAAAAAATAATTTAATTATTTTTAATATTTATTAATTTAATTAATAATAAATATTATTTCTTTTTTTCATTATTATCACTATTAATTTGATCTAAAACGTCTTTCATTCTATCAGAAATAAAAAATTTATAATCATTGCACGCCATATATTTTTTAGAAAAATTTTGATTTTCGGTGTATTTATTAAAATTATTTAAATTTTTATAATTACCACCACTTTGAGTAAATTTGGGTTTATTTTCTTCATTTATTTCTTCTTTTAACATAATTAATTTCTCGATATTTTTTATTGTTTTTAATGTATCTAAATTTATATTACCATAACCATCAATTAATGCATCATTACTTTTTAATATACCTTTCATATGTTGTATAGTTACATCTTTAGTAATATGATCAGGAAATTGATCATTTATTAATTTATAATTTATTAATAATTTATTTAATTCTAATAATTTATCTTCTATTTTTTTAATTTGTTCAATTTCTTCTTTTAAGAATTTTAATTCTTCTATTTCAATTGTTTTACCATTTGCACTTAAATATTCTTCCATCTTTTGTAAAAATTTATTATATTGTCTAGAAGTAAAACAATATTCTAAAAAATTATCATTACCTGATGGTATTTTTAATTCACCGTCTGCACCACCTCTAAAACCCAAGAATTTTTTTAATTTTTCAAATAATCCTTCCTCTTTTATTAATTCACCCGCTTCTTGTTTATTTGTATTTTCTTTTAATTTTTGTAATTCATCATATTTCTTTTCAAAATATACAGTTAATTTATCTGTAATATATGTTGGTTGGGATGCTCCTAGTTTTTCTACTTTTAATACTTCTGGAAATGAATCATATGTTGGTTCATTTTTAAATGTTAATATAGATGCAGTACCATTAATAAAAGATAATATCATTATTAATTCTATATCTTTTTCATACTCTTTAGTAGGAATTAATACAAATCGTGCAATACCATAATCATTATCTTGAATTGTTTTAATTGCAAAATTTTCATTAACTAATTGAATTGACCACATATTTGCTTTTTCAACAATTTTTTGTTTATGGATTTTTACTCTTTGAGTATCATCTGATATTTTTTTTAATTGTTCATCTGCTTGTTGTTTTTCATTTTTAATATCTGTAATTAAATTACCACCAATTTGTTTATGATATTTTGTTACATCTTTAATTAATTTAACATATTTATTAATTTCATGTGTAATAGAATGAAATAATGAATTTTTACCACCAGATTGTTTTTTTAATATTTCAGATAATTTATTTATTTTATTATTTATCTTTACACTAATGTCTATATTATCTCCACCATTTTGTTTTAATATAACAACTTTAAGAATATAATCGTCAGAATTATATTTTAATAATTCTACTGGTAATTGCTTGATATATATACGTGAATATATTTTGTTTTTTAATACTATTGACATATCATCTAAATATTTTTTTATTTTTGGTGTTTCAGATGATTGTTCTAATTGTTTATTAATTAAATTCAAAAAATTAAAAGTAAAATGTTCAGGTATAGAAGATATAAATTTTATATTTATAATTTCATCTATTTTAGTGTAATTTATTTCAATGAAATGAGCATATAAACATGCTACAATAATCATAATTATTTCATTATTATTTAATATTTTTGGTATTATTTTAGAATCAATTTGTTCTCCATAATGTTTAAAATAGTATAACATTATATATTTTAATGTTGGTTGATTATCATCGAATACATTATTAAATAAATCAATAGACATACCACCTCTAAATGCCATTTGTAAAGAGGGAGATAAAAGTGCGGGTGTTATTTTTGTTTGTTCTTTTAATACATTTTGAGTACCTAATTCATTTGATAAATTTGTTGATTTAATATCTGCATTAGATTTAACTGTTTGAGATATTCCAAGAGATCTTAATAATTCTTCTCCAGTTTCTTTTCTAAATTCAGGTGGTTTAGGTGCAGAAGAAAGATTAATAGGAATTGGAGTTAATGTTTTAGTTAATAATGGAGGTGGTGTAATAAGAGTTATTCCAAGAGTAGAGGTGGTTGCAATTGGTTTTAATTCTTCTTTGGTTATTGGTTTAACTGGTTCTGGTTTAACTGAATCTTTTTCTGAGTGTTTTTGAGAAAATATTGATTGAATATTTTCATTAACTAGAATTAGATTAGCATCTTTAGATGTTTCTTTATCAGTATATATTTCACTTAATTCTATTTCAGATGTTTCTATATCATTATTTTGATTATCTACTTTATGATCTTCAGTTACTTTTACTTTACTAGAAATTGGTTTTATTTTATTTAATTCTTTTGTAAATATTTCTGATAAATTTAAATCAGATTCTGTATGTGATTTATCTAATTTTATTGGTATGGTTGGTGTATTAGATACATTATTTGATTTTATTTTAATACTAAAATATTCTTTTAATAATTTGTTATATAAATTATTTTCTGAATCCATCATGTATTATTATTAGTAAACAAATTAAATATAATTTATGAAATTAGAATGCAAATTAAATATAATTTAATATATTTAATTTATATTTTATGAAAATTAATAAGATACTTTTTTGGGTCTGGCATTTGCAACTAATTCGGATAATAATTTTTCAATTTCAGATAATTTGCCGACTTGTTTAGAGAGTCTTAATGATTTTTCAGATACATCACGACCTTTATCTGCTAAAGATTTGAGGGAAGAAGCATCAGAGGGTCTAGGTAAACCTTCAGATAAAGGATATTGAGCGAGGTAACCATTGGCATCTCTTAAATCTCTGAGGTCGTTTTCTAATCCAGTAAAACCGTCACTTACTTTGGTTACATAACTTGCAATTTGAGAATTAATTCCACTCGCTAAATCTTCACCAGATACCGCTTTGTATTCTGTTTTTAATGCATCAATTCTGTTTTGAATTACTTTTACCATGGTTTTTACCGCTTCATTACCACCGTATAATGCAAAGGGACTTGCACCACCATTCATTACTAATTTAGGATATAATGGTGCATGAGGGTTTTGTGAAGCACCACCGTGCATAGAAGATAAAAGAGGTTTGGCATAACCTACTGTAAACATTTGAGGTTGTACCATGCGAGCAATCGCACCAGGCGCATTAGCGGCGTATACGGCATCACGGACAATGGGATTTACACCACTTAATACTGTGATTGATTGTACTACAGGTTTAGGTAAAGGGTTAGGGAAAGCAGCACCAGTCGCGGGTAAACCGGCAGATGCAAGTTCATCTAAAATAGATTTTACACGGTCGTCCCATTTCTTGAATACTGCTTTTGCAGCAGCGCTGTCTAATCCTAAACTAGATATATATGAATCTTCTAATCCACCAGGAATGTGTTTATAGGTGTCTAATGTCATCGCGTCGCATACAGAATCTACTTTTACACCAATATAGTTCATGTAGATAGGAGCACAGAAACGTTTGGCCATTTCTTCAGAGCAAGGTACGTGTAATACTTGTTTGCCATTGTGTACAAGGTAATCAGAGTTTCTGTGACTATTTTGTAATATTTTTTGAATGACCCAAGATAAATTTGCAGTTGATAATGCACCGCCCGCTTGTCTGCTAAAACTACGTAGTTGTCTTACTTCGCCTAGGTTTTGAGGAGGTCTAAATCCTGGTGCCGCAGGATTATTAACGGGATTACCATCTGAATTAAAACCTAATGTAGGATTTTGAGCTACAAAATTTGCAACAAAATTTTCAGATCCACTGGAAGCAGCACTAGAAGAAGAACTAGAAGAACTAGAAGCGGCAGCAGGAACAACAAATTCTTCTTCTACTTCACTAGGAGCAGCATCTTCAGGGACACTAGGTGCAGATACAGGTCCACTAGCTACTCCAGATACTCTTGGGCATGCAATAGGAGAAGGTAAACCTAAACCATTGAGGACCGCTTGTACATAAGCAGAGATATTTGCAGGAGTAGTACCGGATCTGGCAGGTAAATTAAATGTAGCGAGTGCAAATCCACTAACTGCAGGGGGAGTAGGACTTATATGTGCAACTAAGGCATTTTTTAATAAAGAAACATCAGAATTTACTTGTTCTTTATTCATTTCTCTTATATAACTTATTTTAGAAAAAATTATAAAAAAATTTTAATTAATTTATAATCCTAAACTCTTTCCTAACTTTATAGTTTTTTTTACCCAATCTTCATTTAAATATTTTTCTATCATAATCGATTCAAATTTATATTCTTGACCAAATAATGCACCACATATTGTTCCCATCGTTGAATTATCTGCAGGACCTATAACACCCATTAATACCATTTTTTCCCACGATCCTCTACAATATAATAATGAATCATATGCACATAATATTGCATCATCACCACCTAATCCATATGCAAACTCATTTGGAGAATTAGATAAATAATATAAATATTGGTATCGACGTTGCGGTTTTATCATTAAATAAATATTTGGATTTAATTCAGTTAATGCATTTTTTAAATATAAACCAATATATTCATTCCACATTGTAACATATTGTTCTTTTTCTATAACAAATGTATCATCATCTAAATTTAATTCTTTAATAATAGATTCAAATTCATCGCTTAATAAGTAATCAACTAAATTAATAGCCCATTTACTTTTATCTATATTATTTTTACTATATGATAAAAATAATCCTAGTGTTACTGCACTTAAATAACATTTAACATTAAAATTTGTAAGTAATATATTTAATATTATTTGTTTTACCATTTTTTTTCTATCTTTTTTATTTGAAAATAATAATGCAATAGGAATAATACGTGTAATAATAACAGATTCATTCGCATTTGGATCATATGTTGGTTTAAAAGTAGAAGAATCTAATTTATCTAATAAATTTAAATAATTAAAAGGGAGTATATTGCGAAATTTATTATTTTTATCTGAATATTTTTTATAAATTTTACTATATTCTTCTCTACAACTTATATCATAATCATCTTTTTTACTATTAATTAATCCTTTTAATGTCGCATATATCATAATTGTATTAATTGAATATACATGTTTTTGTAAATCTCGATTTACACTTCCAAAATGTAAAAATAAAAAATACTTTTCAATTGCATATTTTATCCCCTCTTCTATAAATGAAGATCCATATTTACTTTTTGTTATTCGTTTACGATGAGTAAAACTAGAACCACTATCAAAACTAATCAAATCACCTAATATTGAAATAATTAAAGGTTCCATATTATATTTTAACTTAAAATATAGAAAGAATAAATAATTATATATAATATAAATAATGTCAATATCTATAAATGATTATATAAATTACGATTTATACAACATATTTTTATTATCCAAAACAAATTTTAGTACATCATTATTAAGAAAGGCATATCAAAGACAAGTATTAATTTATCATCCTGATAAATTTGATGCAAATATTAGTGAAGAAGAAAGAAAAGAAAAATATGATGCATTTAATTTAATAAATAATGCATATACTATATTATCAAATGAAAAATATAAATTAGAATATGATAATTTAAGATTAAAAGATGAATTAGAGAATACAAATTTTTTAGATTTAAAATCACAATTTAAATTACATAATTTAAATTCTAATAATTTAGTAGAAAACAATGTAGAACAATTTAAGTTAAAGATGGAAGAAATGAATAAGAATATTGAAAATAAAGTAGAAAAAATAAAAGAATTGTCAGATATAGAATTAGAACGAGATAATAATAAAAAAGAAATATTAAATTTTTATAAAAATAATGAAGAACAATTTAATTTAAATTTATTAAATTCAGAAAAAATAACACCATCTAATAATTTCAAAAGTGAATTATCTAATATTTCAGATATTAGAAATAATAAAGTTGAAAATCAAGGAACAGATTTATATAATGGTTTATATAATGACAGTGATGATAAAAAATATGCTTCTTTAGAAGATGCTTTTAAATTATATAATTAATATCTTCTTGTGATACTTTCGTATTATTTTCTAGTTTATTTATATTTTCTTCTTCTTCTTCATCCTCTTCATTCTCTTCATTCTCTTCATCCTCTTTATCCTCTTCATCCTCTTCATCCTCTTCATTCTTTTCTTCATCATTCTCTTCATCCTCTTTTTCTTCTTTAAACTCATATGTTTTAAAATGATATAATGCACTATCATATCCTTTTTTAATTCGATTTATTCTTTCCTCTAATAGAACATTAGGATCAATTAATTCTTGAGTATTATTTGTTATAATTTCTATTGTTTTTGATATATATGTTTTTGATTTAATATTATCTTTGTAATGCCATGATAACATTAATAATTTAATAATATAATTAAAAAATTCAGTATTAAAATTTAAATCACTTACATCAACTGTCATATTTATACCTAATATTTCATCATTGTCAAATAAATCAATAGGATAATTATCAAAAACACCACCATCTACAAAATGATCATTATTATATATAACAGGTTCAAATAAAATAGGTAATGCAGATGTCATAATGAGACCTTTTGTAATTAGCATATCAGGATATGTTTCATGATTTATTATTTCTATTTGATTTTTTGACATATTTGAGACAATAACAGAAAGTTTTTTATTTGTTAATTGATATAATTCTAAAAAAGTAATATCTGGTTTTATTCCTTTTTTCTTCATAAATTGTTCAAGTGCAATTTTTTTGTTATCACCATTATCTAATCCTTTTGTATCAAAAAATGTATCTAAATTTGGTGCAATTAATTTTTCAAAATTAAATTCAAGAAAAAAATTATTTAAATCATTTGTTGTATAACCGATTAAAAATAAAAATGCAAGAATAGATCCTGCTGATACACCAATATATTCTTTAATATTTTGTAATACATTAATTTCAATCAAATACTTTATAGCTCCAACCAAATAAAACATTTTAAATCCACCTCCACATATTAATAATTTTGTAATATTTCTTTTTAACATACTTGATAATATTTTAATTGTTTAAATTAAAATATTAAAATATTATGGATTTACTGGATCTTTAATTACTAAATCAGTTACAACTATAATTAATATACCGTAAATTATAATTAATAATAAATTTTTTTGACTGGGTGTAATATTATCAAACGTTTCTAATATATTATAATTACTTTCTTCATAATTATCATTATCATTATCATCATCATCTTCTTGATTTTGTTTATAATGTTCTATATGTTTATTATTTTTTGGTAAAGATGAAAGTTCTTTTAATAATTTATTTTTACACATAGAACATTTTTTAACATGTTCATCAATTAAAGAACATGGTTTTATTGTTTTTTGATCAAAATGTTCAACTTCTTTAGTTTTTAATTCTTGTGATAATTTTAATTTTTGAATTTCTTGCTTTAACTCTGTTATTTCATTACTATTTATTGCTAAAGTATTATCTACTGGTTTTTTATAATTAAATTTTTTTCCCGGATCAATTTCATCTTCTTCTTTTCTTTGATTATTTGGTATTCCCCATGCATCATCTATTGATGAAAAATTTAATCTATTACTCATTATTAAATTAATATATTAATATTAAAAAAGATTTTTTAATCTTAATTAATATTATAAATGAATAATTCAGATATTAATAATGTTTTTATATTTGAAACAAAAAATGCTCCTATAGATACTATTTCAAATAAAATAAATAAATTTTTAGATATATTTTCAGACAATACATATATTTCTACATTCATCATATTATTTTTTATATCTTATGGTGGGTTCATTGGTACTGGTGGTAAACCTCCAAAATTTATAATTGATTTATTTTCAAATCCTATTGCAAGAATTTTATTATTAAGTATTGTTGCATATCAAGTAAATCATGATATTCAAGTATCATTAGTGATGGCGATAGCATTTTTCTTAACACAACAATATATATTTAAACAAGAATCTTTTGAACAATTAAAAAATTTAGAGAAATTTCAAGATATGTATTACAATTCTCAAATTAAAAATTTAAGAAAGAAATAGCGCATACCGCGGTATTATAATTCTCAAATTAAAAATTTAAGAAAGAAATAGCGCTAACAGAGGTAATATCGTCTACAAAGGTATTATCATTCTCAAATTAAAAATTTAAGAAAGAAATAGCACCTACGATGGTATTTCTTTCTTAAAATAAAATTATAAATTATATTAAAAATTTAAGTTTTTTAATATAAAAGTATATACGTTTTAAATATTAATTTACTTTCTATTTCTTTACTATGAGCAATATTAAACCCAGTGTTAGAGTTGATACGACAACCGATTTACATTTAGATTTGTTAGCAGATCCAACTAAAATAAAACCTCAGAAAAAAATAATAAATTTAACAAATATTTCAGAATCAGATGATGAAGCGGATTCTCATGTAGTTGATAATTTAAACAAACAATCACCAAATAGTAGAAAATCATCTAAATCAGAAACATCTGAATCATCAAGATCCTCAAAATCTTCTAAATCTTCTCAATCAGAATCAGTAATATCCACGAAATCTAATAAAAATTTTATTAATACTAAACCAATATTATTATCTCAAGTACCAGTAAAACCAGCATTACCTACTGCACCTGCACCATCATCAAATTTCTTTGCATCTTTTTTTGGAGGGGGTGTATCTGCACCTTCTCAAACAAATACACAAAATCAACAACCTCCTGTACAAGGATCAAATCAAAACTATTCATTCCCTACAAATCAACAAAAGGATAATTATGATACATTAACTGAAGATCAAAAAAGATTAAAAAGATTACAAAAATTTGCAGAATTAAAATATATTAAAGATACGTATAAAGTAGTATTGACAAAAGAATTTTCTTATAATTCTGATTATCATGAAATGTGTGCAGAAATTGAATTTCACAGATCAAATATTAGTAAAAAGAATAGTGTTGATTTTTTTAAATCAATGGTATTTGGATCAGTAGGAATGGTAGATAAATTAAATAAAATGTTTGATCCTTTTGGATTAAAAGATACATTAGATGGATTTCCTGAACATTTACAAATGACAACCAAAGACAGTGAAATTTATGAGGAATTAGCGGATAAATATAAATCCAAATTTAAGGAATATTCAGTTGAAATGAGATTTGTATTATTAATTATGGGTAGTGCAGCAGGATTTATTGCAACTAAAAAAGCGGCAGAATCAATACCATTTTTTAATAATTTAGATGAGGGAATGAAAAAAGAAATGATGAGAAATTTATCAGTAAATATCCAAAATAATATAGTACCACAAACAGCAGAACAAAAAGCGAAAGAAGAGCAATCTAAAATATTACAATTTATGATGCAACAAAAAAGACAAGAAGATGAAAAAAATCAAAGAATGCAGAATGTATTAAAACAAAATGATTCTCAGCAAAAAATATTTGAACAAATTGCACAAAACACAAAAACAGCAATAAATAAACAAAATTTTCTAGTATCATCAGAAATTGATAGTGAAGAATCATCTGTTCAAGCAAGTGCAAGTAACTAGGAAAAATAGTTAAAGATAAATTGATATATACATATATATAAATATATGAGTCAAATTGACACAAATGAAAATTTAGAAATAAATAAAAATAATAATATTACTGATGATATTAAATCCAATAATGATGGATTACCACCTGTTAAAATATTAAAAAAAAGAGGAAGAAAACCTACGAGCAAAGTATTAGATATTCAGACAACAGATACAAAAAATGTATCATCTTCATTAGATTTAGAGAAAGAATGTTTAATTATTCATTTACCGTTAACAAGTAATGATATAAATAAATTAACAAAAAAGACAGATAAATTAAAACAAATAAATGATAATCAAGATAAAAATAATAATATTTTTATTGAGTTATCAGAGACAAAAGAGACTGAAAATTTTCAGATGTCAGAAAGTTCTTTACATAATAAAGAAATGATTTTGAATAGTGAGTTACAAATGACAGAAACATCGGAGAATAAGAAAAAATGTTATAACTGTCAATATTTATCAGAGAGATGTAATGCATTACATCAAAAACTTCAGGAGGTATCAAATATAAAAAATATTCAAGAATCTTTAGCGAGTAAGATTCATGATTGTAAAATAAATATTGTTGATAGTGAAATATGTAAATGGAAAGAAAAAACTGACCTATGGTGTTGGTGGTGTTCTCATGAATTTACAAATTCACCATTTGGATTACCAATAAAATTTGAGAATAATAAATATAGTGTCCAAGGGTGTTTTTGTTCATTAAATTGTGCAAAAGCGTATAATATTAAAGAAAATAATTATAGAACAACCGAAATAAATTCATTAATTGAAGATTTCCGAAGAGAGTTATTTGGTATATCTTCATACCCTGTAGTAACTGCACCACCTAGACAAGCATTAAAAGTTTATGGTGGGTTTCTATCAATTGATGAATTTAGAAAAGAGTTTTATATTATAAATAAAAATATAATTCATTTATCTCCAAACATTGCACCTGTTCGAAACTTTTTTGAAGAAGAATATCATGATAAAATAATCAGAGCATCATCGACAGGAGATAGACCACGATTAAAAAGAAATACAGCACCACCACAAATATCTTATAATTTAGATAAAATAATGAATAGAACAGAAGAGATTTAAATTCTAATTATATAATATATAAATATTATATAATGAGTTCAAATGATATACCACATGATTTTGATGATAATGCAACATATGGTACACTTGATCCAAGTAAAATTAATACGATTTTAAGACAAATTACAAAACCAGTATTAAATAATTTATCAAGAAATACATCTGGGGTAGTATCTCCTATATATAAATCCAATACTGACCCGAGTTATGCACCTAGTAGAGCACCAAGTATTGCACCAAGTATTGCACCAAGTATTGCACCAAGTATTGCACCAAGTATTGCACCAAGTATTGCACCAAGTATTGCA